GCACGACTTACGCTCGTCGACCAGCGGGTTGCCAGTGAACATCTGGTAAGCCGCAGCGTACGGGGTCTTCGAGAACCAGTAGTTGGCGTTCGGGTTGCCGGTCGGTTCCTCGTACAGGTCGGACAGCTTGCGACCAGACCACGCTTGACGCCCGGTCTGTAGCTCGAACGCTGCCTGGATCGGTGCCGACAGGTTGCCGACCATCTTCTCAAACGTGCGGTGTACGTCGGGCGTGCCGTTGGCGTTGAACACGAGTCGGTTGGCGAACTCCTCAGTGGGCGTGAGCCCGCTAAGCGACAAGAACCGAGACGACTTCGGGTCGGGGCCTTGCAGGAATCCTGGCAGCTTGGTGGCAAACGACTCGGCGAGATACTTCGGGACGTACGAACCGTCGCTATCGCGGGCGTCGTTGATGCCACGGATGGTCTGTGCCGACCGACCGCCTGGATTGGTAAGCAGCATGCCAAGCTGTGCCTCGGCGTTCTTCCGCATGAACCCGTAGAACGGGATGATCTTCTTGGCCCACCGCTTCTCCCATCGGCTCATGTTCTGGTAGTTAAACTGAATCTTTTCGACACGGCGCGCGGCCTCGGCTGGGTCCATACCTGCCTCAACCATGGCCATGAACGGTGCCATGCGGTTCTTGAATTCGACGTAGTTGTTGATCTGCTGCCCAGTGTGCCCGGCGATGTTCGATGTCTCCGTGACACGCTTGCCGGTCAGTGGGTTGAAGCCTCCCGCGAACTCGAACGGATTCAGGTTCAGCGACTTGCGACCGTTCTCAAGCTCGACGCCGACAGTGAGTCCCTTGGCCACGCCCTTGAGCCCACCCTGTGCATAGGTCTCTTTGACATCTTGCAGCACATCGCCGAACGGGTTCTTGATGAACGCCTGCACTTTAGCGCCGAGCGACGACATGCCCGGTGGCACAGAGGCTACCGGGGAGTCAAGCTGGCCGACCATATCCGCCGATACCCCGCCGCCGCCGACACCAAATAGATTGTGGTCGAGTGCAAGCTGTAGCCACTCGTCGTTGTTCTTTCCGCCAAAGTCAACAGCCTTACGGAAGTGCAGTGCCTCGGCTGCCTTCTCGGACTTGCGAGTGAACACGCCGTTGAGGAAGTTGGCTAACGCCCCGCCGAGCCGGTTGCGAGTGTGGAACGCCATGCGTGGCACGAGCACGCCGAGTGTTTGGCCACCCTTCCAGGCAGCGTTCAGTCCGTCTAAGACCTCCTCGAACGCCCCTTTAACGCCTGGGTCAGCGTGGAAATCCATGAACCGCTTGGTCAGCTTCGACACTTCTTTCGACACGCCGAGTGTCTTAGCCTTGGCCACGAGGTCAGCGATCTGCGTCGGGTCTGCCATGATCGCAGCGATATCGTCGGGTGTCTTGCCCATGTGCTCAGCGACGAACGTAGCCAGTCCAGCGTCGGTGAGTCCGGCGTTACGCCACGTATCGAACAGTGACACACGACCGTCCATCGCCTCATCTGCCACATCCCAGGCGTTCTTGGGCTTAGTGATCGGGGAGATGTCACCGTGGTCTTTGAGCAGTTTGCGCAGGGTGACAGCGCCGGACTTGACGCGAGCCGCCTGCTGCATGTACTTCTGCGTGTCGTTAATCATGCCACGCGAGAACATGCCATCTTTTACGATGTCTTTGGGAAGCTTAGCCAAGTATTCGGCAAGTACCTCAACTTCGGCATCTGTTTTAAGTGGCTTAGCAAGGCCGGTTTTCGCCAGATATTCCCCGAGCACATCTCCGCCTTCGTCGGCAACCTGCTTCGCCCAAGGAGTCGTTTTGATAAGTTCGTCCGTTGCCAGTTTCGTAAATCCTGCCGTGTCGCTTGAGGCACGAGCGATATCTCCGATGGGGTCTTGAAGTCCCTTGAAGTGGTTAAGGTATCCGAGTCCGTACTTCTGACGAATGTACTCGGCGGCAGCTTTATTAACCTTCTTGGTCCCAGTGATGAGTGCGTCCCGAGTCATGTCATTGATGACACGAGTGTTGCCGAGCCCGCGCAGAATGTCGTTGCGTCCGAGCATGAAGTCAGCATGCGGCGAGTCGATGAGCTTCGCATACCGCTTGACGCCGGGCGCTGCGGTGTTAATGTACCGCGGCGCGTACCCAGTGGTCGGGTCTTTTAGCTCAGTGACGTTGACGCCGAGAGCCTCAAGTTCTGGCAGAATCTTCTTGAAGTAGTTCTGCTGTTGCGATGCTACATTGAACACGGCGTCGTGCAGGTCGTCAAAGCCATCGCCGAAGCCAGCCTTGGTCATGACCTTGGCGACTTCATCCTTAGTCAGTTGCGACTGCGACTCGATCAATGTGCGCAGGGTGTCGTCGTACCAGTGCTTAGTCCAAATGTCTTCGCCAATGGTTGCGTTGTTGATCGCGCGAGACTTTCCGATCTGTTCGGCCAGCTTCTGCGCTTCGTCGTCGAGGTTCTTGAGGTACTCGAAGTTGAACTTGCGGCTGCGGTCAAGCTCATCGAACACATCGCCCATCAGGTGCGGAGCTTGCAGCGGGTCCGTGATTCCCTTGGCTTTGAGGATATCAAATGCCGGGCTGTTCGGGTTGGCGTCAAGGTGATTCTTGAGTGCCTGCGACATGCCCATGTCTTGGTAATCGCCCAGCAGTTGCTCAGTGGCGTCGGCCACTTTCTGCTCTGCGACTCCGCCGATCTTGCCGATCTCTTTGGCTGCCTTGAGTGCGTCGTTAGTGGCGGCACGCGAGTTGTCAGCGGCGATGTCGAGGATGCGGTGCTGGCTCGGCGCAGAGCCGACGACACCCGGCGTGGACGAGAACGCCTGACGTAGCCGTGCGTACGGAGAGTAGCTGCCGTAGTAGCCAAGCTCAAGTGCCTTAGCCGCCATGTCACCGGAGCCGACTCCGCCCAGGTCTTTGACGGGCAGCAGGCCGAACACATCGGGCGTGTGGAAGTTGACCAGCTTGCGCGAGCCCTGCTGCACAGCGTCGATGAGTCCGTTGCGGGTCAGTGCCGCCCCGCCCTTGAGCGCGTTGCGTGCAGCGCCAGCGCCGCCTAGAGAGAACCAGCTGGTTGGGTCGGTGAGAACCTCTGCCCCGAAGCCAGCCACATCGCCCCAGTCAAGGCCCTCTTGGTTCTCGCCGAGAGCGCCCCAGGTTTCGAGCATGTCACGACCGGACACAGCCTGCCGTGGGTCAGTGATGCCGAGCGTGTCGCTGAACGGGATGAGGTTCGCCAGTTCCTCTGGTCGACCCGACAGTAGTCCGCGCACGGCGCGGCCGGGCTTGTCGAGAGTTTCGCCAATCCACTGCAGTCCACCTGTGCGCTCGCGACTCATGTCGCTCATTGCCTGTTCCATTTCTGGATCAGACAGCGGCTCCAGGTCGCTCATACGCACAGCGTTTGGGATGTTCTGCAACGCGCCAGTGAATGGGTCAATTCTTAGGGGCATTAGGTTTCAGCCACGAAGGTAGATGCGGGTCGACGTTGTTTACGAGCCCTTGATTTGCCGATGCAATCAAGCCGCCAACTTGACTTAGCGTGCTATTTTACTTCTTCTTCTTGAGCCACTCGATGACCTTCGGCTTCAGTGTATCATCGCCAAGGCCAGCCGCAATGTGCGATGCCACCTTGTCGTAATCGCTATCACTCCACGACACCAAGCTGTCTGGCAACCAATTGGACACCTCTGGCGCAGTCGAGTACAGGCCGTCGAGAGTCTTCTCATCTTCCGGCGTCAATTGCATAATGTTCTTGGCGTTACGCAGGTTGGTAGCCGTATTGTACTGCGGCGACTGTTGCGAGATCGGGCGGTTCGGGTTGAACGTGTCGGGCTGTGTCGGTGCTGGCTGTCCAGGTGCTGGCGTCGGTGCTGGTTTCTGTCCAGAGAATCGACCACGCACAGCGTTCTGTGCCGCTCTGTTTTCGTCGCGGCTTCGCTTCAAGACCTCAAGCTCGCCAGCGGGGGTGGCTGGATTTGCGATCTGCTCGTTCAGTCTTTCCTCTTGAACAACTAGGTCTCGGTACAGCTTCGCGTCAGCGTCCTTGGCTTCGTTGTCAGCGCGAGTATTTGCTTGCAGCGTAGCCACGGCCATGCCATGTTCGCGATCTTTGTCCTTCTGCTCGGCATCGAACTTACGCTGGCGAGCCTGCGGGTCGAGCATGTTCTCGCCAGCTTGCTTGGCAAGGTCGGACAGGTTGCCTTGGATCGTCGGCTGGTAGTTTGGACTCACGCCCACATCGCCGGTCGACGGGAACATATTCGCTGCGATCACGAGAGCCTGACTCGGCGGCAGTCCGCGTCGTTGCAGGTTTCGCATCACATTGAACGTGGCGGTGCGGCCTTGGGCCTCATTGCGATTGCGGTAGTAGTTGTCTTTGTACTCCTGGAACTTGGCCTCATCGCGGCCAGTTGGTGATGCACCGGCAGGCCGGATGGTCGTGTCGCCGCGCAGGTCAGCGATGAGCTTCTGGCGTTCTTGCTCATTCATCTTGCCTTCGAGAGCCGACAATGCCTGAGCTTGCTCCATGTACTGCGATGCAGCGCCGGGCTCGCTGCGGCGAAGGCGGTCGTTAAGGTAGTCAGGCGTGGTCCCGTTCATCACTGGGTTGAGTTTGTTGAGTCTCGCCAGCAAGGCGTCCTTGTCTTCCTTCATCAGCGGATTGACTTGATTCGGCTGTTCGCCGCTAGGGCCTGGACCCCATCCACCAGCAGCAGCCACTCGTCGCGACCGCTCGTTGCGATCACCTTGCACATCACCACGCCCTAGCGTGCGCGCAGATTCACTGACGCGAGCGGGCTCTGGTTGGCGGTTGAAACCAGTGCCATACCCGGCAGCTTGGCCAGAAACTGACGACACATCGGCGGCTTGGCCAGGGGAGTTAGCCAGTCGGCCAGCGAGCATCGCCTTGACGCGATCATTCTCGGCAAGTCGTTGATCTAGTGCGGCGAGTCCGCTCTGCGGTCCTGGGTCCGAGATATCTGGCGGGCCACCGTACGGGAAGTTTACCGACAGTGCTGCACCGGCAGGTCCGGTTCGCTGCACTGTCATCGGGTCGCCGTCTCGGTAGTAGCCAGTATCTTCTGCCAGTCCACGACGAGGGATAACGCCAGGGCCTTTCGCCAGGGCCAATAGTTCCGGCGTGATAGCCTGCGTGTCTCGCGGGTCGAGGTTGTACGGAGTGCCGTCTTGACGGTAGGCAACCGTAGGCGTGCGAGGCGACGGAGCCTGAACATCGCCTGGAGTCGGGCCTTCGCCGCGTAGATACATCTCTTGGTCGTATTGGCGACGGAATGGAAGTCGGGGTTGACCGACGGGCAGTTGCTGCGGCGACCGCGATTGGTCGTCAACATACGAAGGCCCCCTGTCGGGCATGCCCGCTGATAGAGCATTCATCAGTGGGCCAACCGCAGGCTGGACATGCTGTCGCTCTAACGGTCCAGCCTGGAGGCCAGTTTGAATTTCACCAGGACTTCGAATCATCGCTGGACGCTCGTCCGCTCTCGGGCGCATGATGACATTCTCAATGAACCATTTTGCGCGATCCGGGTCGTACGCTGGGTCTGGACCTTGGGGTTGATTGTATGCCTTTTCAACCCCTACGTTTGGCACTGGAAATTGCTGCGGAACAGTTGGCTGCGGATATTTGTTTCGCAGCGAGCGAAGGAAGTTCAGCGTGAACTCGTCTCCTTCAAGTCCGCGACCGCTTGGCATTGGAGGCGCAGCGCCATAGCTGCCGATTGGATTCAAGAATGGTCCGCGAACATACGGGTCATCCCCCGGTGCTTCTGGAATCTGCGCAACAGACTGGTTGTACCGCTCGTTCATGGCGTTTTCAAGCAGCCGAGTAATATCATCGGGCATGCCGGGTCCGCTGCCAGTCATCTCATAGCCAGGAAGCGGATTGAGGAATGGCTGGTACGGTCGAGGCTGCATCGGCTCTGGTCCGGGGACTCCGCCGAAAAACTGCATAAGCGGATTTGGCATTAGCTCATTCCTCCGAAGAGGGCCTCGAACGGATTGAAATAGTTCTGCATCATCTGCACATCCGATGCACGCTTGCGAGCCTCCCAGGCAGGGTCATTCTGCACCTGACGATTCTGCAGGTCACGGCTGTACTGATTCAGACCCCAGTTTTCGCCAGCGTTCTGGTTCTGGAAGCGGAAGTTCTCGTTGGCAAACCGATCTGCCATTCCCATCGTCGGTCGAGCCATGTGCGCACTCGCTGTCGCCGAACCATACTGACTTGCCGCAGGGGCCATCGAGCCCGCGAAGCCGCTCTGCGGATTGGTCGTTGCCTTGTATTGAAAACGCGGATTACCCCACAGTTGGCTCAGTCCATTGCCGATGTTGGTATCGGTCGACTGCTGCGAGAATATCGGCGTGTAGTTAAATGGCGAGTTATACATTGAACATCTGACCCCACACATCAGGGAACATCTGGTTCATGAACTGCATGTACTGCGGGATGTTGTCCCGGTTGGTCATCATCGCCTGCCGATTCGCTTGCGTCATCGCGTTGTTGTATCCACTGGTCGCGTCGAAGTAGCGGTCGCCAAGCTGAGCGCCAGCCTGCGTGCGAGCGAACTGACCTTGGGCTTCTTGCTGGCTGAGTGCTCGGTTAGCATCGTTCCGCTGGCTGGCCATCGCGTTGCCGTAGCTGATACCCATTTGGTTCTGCATGCCTTGACGTACGCCTGGTGTGGCGTTGGCTCGCTGTTGAGCGTACTTTGGCATGCCACGCATGAAGTTGCCCCACAGTGCAGACGCACCTTGGCCAGCAGCGTTTATCTGGTCGCCGAAACCTGGGGCGATTGGTCCGTTGCTGATCGTGGTGTTATAGTTCATGCGGGTGCCTGTGGGCCAAAGGCTTGCTGGTTGCCGAAGTTGAGCCGATAGTTCGGTGCTCGGTATTGCCCGCCGCCGCCACCGCCGAACAGTTGCGACCACAGTGGGGCGTATTGCTGTAGCATTTGGCTACGCATCGGGCCGTCTTGATCCCACTTCTGTCGCTTGTACACATCCATTGCCTTCTGCTTCTCGATATCCATGTCCCACGGCGCGAACGCACCGACGCCGTTCTGGACGGACATTCCGCCACCTTGCGGGTAGTAGTATGGCGTTGGGCTCTGCCCGCCGAAGCCGGGCTGGCTGCCTCCACCACCAAAGAATTGAGAAAACGGTCCCATTGCTTGTTTCTCCAGTTTTTCGCGGCTCTCGCCGCCATACATTGCAGGCCCCATGTAGTTGTATGGGCCAGGATTCTTCTCACTGTACGGTGCTAGCGGGCCAATGCCCGCCTCGGTCATGCGGTCAGCGGCGGCTTGCAGTCCCTGCCCGATCTGCTGGCTAGCGCCTTGCATCTGGCGACCAAGATTAGCCGGGTCTTGAACCAAGTCTGCCATCTGCCCAGGCATCGCCTGATCCCACACTCCGCCCCTGGCTTGCGGCTGCTGTCGTCCACCGTACTGTTGCTGGCCGCCGTACTGTTGCTGGTTCGCAGCGTTCTGGAATACGCCCATCGCTTTGCGGGCCTGATAGGCTGAGGCGATGTCGGCGTTGCCAACCCGCTTACCGGCGGCGGCGTCAAGCGATTCCTGCGATGCAGGGCCGGAGCCGTACACCGCTTTCCACCAGTCGTAATCAGCCATCGTATTCTCCGGTTTGACAGTTGCTTTATTTTATCAGTAAAATACGGCCTTTGGCTACCCACTGTCGAGGTCGCAGGTGGCTGAGCCTTCGCCAGGATAACCGCTCTGTGCCGATGTTATCGGGATTGAGTAAGCTGACATTGCGGTTCCGTCCAGTGAACCTGCGGCAATGTTGTAGTCAAGCGTTCCAGGCGACACCTCCGCACCGAAGCGAGGCACGCCACCGCGCCCCTCAACCCACATCGCCCAATTGCTGCCTGAATTGGCAATCCACAGATTAATCTCGTCGTACTGAGTGCTGCCGTCAGATCGAAGCGACGGCACTCCTCGCCATTGCCAGTTGTTGCGCTGTGTCTGCCACAGTTCGTACGTCCCATCGCCCGGCCACGCATCGCCGATCTTGCTAGGGTCGAAGTTGTTCTCGTTAAAGTATGTGGCAATGGTTCCGCTGATCGTAAGCTTCAGTAGCGGCGCGATCCCGTTGCCAAACGCGGTGTTCGGTGTGCTAATTGTATTAGCTGACGTTCCGTACTGAACGACGTAGCCGCTCTTGATCGAAACACCAGCAGTGGCGTTGCACACATACCCCGCAGTGGCGTTCAGTGCAGATGGAGAGCCGTAAGTCAACGCAAACGGAGAATTGTAGTGACCGCACACCCACACCAGCCCAGCAGATGTGCTGTAAATTTGACCAAACCCAGTGCTAACATACCCTGACGGTGGTGTGATCCATACCCTGGCAAGTGTATTTGGAGCGCCATCGACCAACTTAGACTGACCGGCCCAGCCGTCATAGACAGTTCCGTTCATGTCAACTTTGAACGTACGCCCACCGCCACCGGTCTGGATATGCAGACCCATCAACCCATCAGTGACTGGAACATCATACACGCCGACGTACGGATACTTACGGCATGTGGTTATCAGCCGACACGAAGCGCCGTCGGTCAGCGAGATTGTTCCACCGCTGAATGTCGCTGTCGATACGCTCTGCACCCAGTTCCGATCCGTGGCCAGCATCGCATAGGTTGGCAAGCCGGTATCAGAGGTCGATCCAGACTGCTCCTTAAATCGTTCAAGCGAAGTTTCAAATGATCCAGTCAGCGATACCCTGCCGAGTGCGGTCATCAGTTCGCCTTAGCCCCCACAGTTACCCATCGGTTGCCGTCAAGCTCACGTTGCACCCAGATTCGATATCCGCTTGGAATGGTCTCGCCGCCACTTTGAAACGCAGCGTACACAGTCAGTGACACGATTGGCGATGCCTCAACCCAGGTGCCGCCAGAGTACGTTGCCACTCTTGCAGACGCCGAGCCGTCAACAGCCAAGTCTCCTTGCAGGATGGCTACGTACCCGCCGCCCCCGCCGCCAATTGACCCACCGCTTCCCGAGCCTCCGTCAGGGCCAGCGCCAATGACAACGTACCTGTCGCCATTGCGGGACACTCCGACTCGCGTGCCACTCGTAATCGTAGCTCCGTCATCCATGAGCGGTCCTGGCCATACGTCGATAGCTCCGCCGTACGAGTAGCCGCTAGGTGACCACTCAAGCAGACTAGCCTTAGCTGACTGATATGGCGAAGATGCAGTCAAGTCACCGTTGAGTACAGCGAATTCATTCGCCCCGCCAGCCGATGAGTTTGATCCCTGCGGCGCTGCAATCGTAGGGGGCTGCGAGAACTTCACAGGTCCGTAGAACTCAGCCGCGCCACGCTGCACGCTCTTGGCCATGCACTGGCCGATCACACCGGCAAGCGAGATAGCCTGCTTGGCTGGCATTCCAGAGGCGATTAACTGGTTCGTGATGTCACCGCCGCGATCACCGAACGACATCAGTACCCCCTCGCTGTGATCGTTGAGATTTCAAGGCGACCAGCGCACGCGATAGTCTGGATGTCAAACGACACCGCGCGATCACTGCTGCCGAACTCAATCCCAGGGCTGCTGATAATCAGCCGCGACAGGCCGACGTTGCTAGCCATGTCACTGCGATCAAGCATGCAGTTCGTCCAGGCGTACGTGTCGCCAGCTACGATCTTCGGCACAGCATCGCCAGTCTCTGGCACATCTTGCACAAACGCTCTTGGTGTCGTAGACCAGTCAGCATAGTGACGCACGGCAAAGCCACCAATGTCTGAGTAATCAGCAGCAGTCATGCCGCTCGGTGTTGACAGCGGCTTGTAGCGAATGTCAAGCGACTGACCAGCCCAGCCCCCGTCAGGGATTTCGTACATTCCTGAACGCCACAGCGCGTACACGCCGCCCACAACCACCTTGTCTGCAGCCGCAGGCGTGGTGTCCCATGCAATCAGATTGGCGGCAGTTCCATTCGATGAACCAAGGTTCACGGTAGCCAGCGTGGCTGATGTGGTCGACACCGACTGAATGGTGCGGACCTGCCAGCGACCAGAGCCTGTGCCGACCAGCAGCGATGCACCAGTCTTGAGCAACGCCGTTGAGATTGAAGCCCCAGGCACAGCCGTTTCGTCAGTTAAGTCAAACACACCACTCTCGTCGACAAGTGTGTAAGAGCCATCTTCGCTTTCAAGGTAGTATCCAGATGCGATGTCAGTCGACGGAGCCGACAGCACTGCCGAGCTTGTGCCTGCGGACACGACATTCCATACCGACGCCGATGAGCAGCCATCGGAAACTACGTCGGGATGCTTTGACAGCAGTAGACCGTTCCAAGACCCGAGAGTAAATTTGTCGATTGAACTGTCGGTGTACCCGCGCACATTAGTCGCTGCTCCGACTGACCACGGAAGCCATTCGATGAACCACCGCTGCTTAATGTAATCGTAGCAGAGCGCTCGGCGCGGGCGTCCAGAGGAGTCGACCTGGGACGGGGCGTCAGTGTCGTTAAGCGTGACGAAGAACTTGGCGATGCGGTCTCTGAGGTCGACGGACACGAAGAACTTGTCTGAGTCACTGAAGCGCACCTTTCCATCTCGGAAGTAGTTTTGAACCGCCACGCCCATGCTTTCATCGACGCCCTGCGCGCCGATCATGTACGGGCCATAGCGATCCATAGCGAAAACCATGTCGCCAGCCTGCGCCCAGCAGCGGTTGCTGAACGCGCCGCGGGCAGCGATCTGCTGGATGTTAGCGTCCAGGTGCGGCTGCTTGACGTAGCTCATGCGGAAGCACGAACGCTCACGGAACAGGATCATTCCGTACACATTAGGGCACGCACCCACAAGCCGGTCGCCGCTGCCTTGGATTGGCAGGCGGTTCTGTGCCACCGGCACAGACTCTGGCTCGTCCTGCTCCGAGTAGTAGACCGTGTTGGCCTCTTGGTTGCCGCCGCTGATGCAGAATGTCAATCCAGACCACGCGGCTGTCGACGCAAACCCACCGACACTAGCGCTGCCAACTATGGTGGCCGTCGTCGCGTTAATGCGGTGGGCTAGCTCGTACTCGTAAAGCGAATTGCCAGTCGTCGACTGCACAGTAAGCAGGCGGCCAACGATGTCGTCCGGTAGCGAGGCGGTAAACGACACCGTTGAGCCGCCGTTTGTTCCGGCCAGCGTTCCTTGCGACCACTTGCGGTCGACAAGGTAGAACATGCGATCTTGATACCACGCGCACACCTCTTTGACTGGCGGAACGCCGTACCGAAGTGCGTTCGCAGTGCCGTCGCTATTTTCTAGTAGCAGTTCACCGCGAGTGCTTAGTTGTGCGTCGGTGAATGTGTCATCGTAGCTGGTTCCAATCGAGGCCGACACCGTGCCGACAGAGTACAGCACGCTCGGAGAGTTCACGAGTGTGCGGAGAAACTCAATGCCAGTGGCTTGCGATGCCGTCAGCTTGTCGCCAGCCATTGCTGCAGTGGCAAGCAGTGGAGTCGACGCCCAGGTGAGCTTGTAATTAGCAGCCGTGGTGGCTACGCTTTGCAGTGGGAAGATGATGTCGCTGTAGTTTCCGGTGGTATCAAAGTATCGGATCGTCGTGCCGTATGTGCCTTGACCTAGCCCCGATGCCACGGTGCCGTTGAGCGACGCAAACGCAACAGTCGAAGAAGGCGCATCCAGTCCAGCCAGATAGAGATTACCAGTTCCGATAACATATTTGCGCGCACGGTCCACCCCATTTGACATGAAGATTTCGCCACCCGGCGTGCGTGCAAAGCACAGCGGGGCGTCGGTGCTTAGTATCGATTTTGCGATCAGTTCATGGACTGCCATCAAACACTCCGGTGATAGTCACGCATGCCGGTGAGTCGCACAAGTCTGCCGTTATCCATCTGCACGAGAACGTCGTCCCGGCCCTGGTTCATCTGAGACTCAAATGCGATCATCGAAACCACATGACCTAAGTTGGCGGCTGTGTCGGCGTCAAGCTGGCCTTGGTCTGTCGTTTGAATTACATAGCCATCGCGGGTTCGCAGCTTACCTGGAACCGTACAGTCAAAGTTAATCTGCAGTCGCGCAACAGGCCCCAGGTCCAGCGGATCAGCGTTGGACACCATGCCTGGGAAGTCAGTCGAAGGCTTGCTTCGCTTATAAGATTCCTGTTCCATCGACCCACACCTGTCTTACGCTGTGATTCATGTTGAAATCGTACGCGCTGCGGCCAGTCATCGATCGCTGCTCTGCGTTCTTCGCCACGTTAATGGCGGCATAATACTCAGCCTGTGCCTGCTGAACTTGCGGGAGGCTCAGGTTTAGGCACAGCTTGTATATGCACCCACGCCAGAACATCTCCATCATGTTTTGGCTGAAGTCAATCGGGTCTGAGATCGTGTACTTGCGACCAGACAGCGACCCAAGCGTGGACGCCGCGACCAGTGCTGTCGACGAAGTGTATGTTTTGATGTACGCCTGATAAGCGTATGGATTGTTGCCGCCGATCCCATCAGGGTTGTTTGTGGCGTCACCAATGCGAATGATCGACCCCACCATATCCGACGAGAATGACGTACTGCTGCCAGTAATTGCAGTTCCGCTGGATGTAATGGTGCCAGCACGGTCAGTGGTTCCAAATCCAGTCCGCTTTATCTGTCGCGGCATGCGGAGCATGGTGAAATCCACGGTGCCGTTCGTGTCTGGGAACGGGTACACATGGATCGCCATGCGAGACGAGTCGATGATGTCAGGCATCACCGTCCACCACTGCGGCTCTCCGGTCGAGTCGCCGTAGCGGGTCAATTCACCCCACTGAGCAGGCGTCACGTACGTGGCCCACGACTGCATGCCGTTCTCAGCCATCGGCATCGACATCTCTCGGAAGTCGCTCGGTAGCTGATAGACGCCCTTGACAATCGTAAACGCAGTTCCAGTTGTGATGTCCTGGAACGGGCGCATGATATCGTCCGCAGCCAGTACGGTGTCGCTGGTCCGCTCAGTGATGCGGTGCTTGGCGTTGCCGATAATCAGAGTGGCACCGGCAGCCCATGCTGGCCACGAGCCTGAGTCAATGGTGAAGTTGCCGCCAGTGTACGAACACGTACCCGTCGTGGCCCCGTAATAGGTCAGGCGGTACGGTCGCTGCAGATAGTTCCATCGCCGCGCAACGGCAATCTCTTCGTACGCTTGGATTACAGACTGCCGGAACGCGCGCACATTACCTGTGTTCGCGTTGCCGCCAGTGTAGTCCTGCAGACGGTCGATTGCGTCCTGATACGTGTAAACGCGGTCAGATGTGATCGGCATTAGCTCTGAGGCTCCGCGATAAATTTGATGACACCAGAGATGGTTCCGCTGCCAACCTGCTCAAGCGACAGCCCCTTGCCGACTGCCGTTGGGCTGAGCCATCCAGCGGGCGAGTACGGCAGCACGAAACCAGCCGAGCAATTGAGCGTAGGCGTCAGCGCCGTGCCGTCGCTGTCCTTAAACAGTAACTGCGAAGCGCCAGCCGTAAGCAGCAGTGCCTGCGACAGGTGGACGCGAGCGCCGCTGGTTGCGGCCTTTACAGTGATTGTACCAGCCGCAGTCGAGTTGATCTGCGCGGTTTCCATTTCGCCTCTGACAGGTGCAAGTTGCATTATCCGACTCCAAGTAAAGTGATGTTTTTGTACGAGCCGCTATCTGGATCGGCTGGCGAACCTTCTTGCAGAACGCTGACGCTGATGGTCACAGATTTCGTAAGGCTATTGGTTCCAAAGCCCATCTGGGCAATGTCGGTATTGGCAACGCTACCGTCAAATTCAAATGAAAAAGATGGCCATGCGCCACTCCCGACCACTGCTGCGCCGCCACCCATCATTGAGCTTATTGCAAGTGCAATCGTGGTTGCGTCAGCATTCCAGGCAAGCGAACTCGTTTCCCCGTACCCAAAAATTGAAATCGTGTACGTTCCGCCATCAATACCAGAATCAATCGCTAGCGTCTGAATCTCGTTGTTGCCACCGCCACCATCTTGCGTAGTGCCAAATGTCGCACCGCCAGCAGCAGTCAGCGTGTTGTCCTGGTACGACAGCATGAGCATGTCGGTGTTGGCTAGTTCGCCGACAAATTCAACGGTGAACCCATCGGCATACGAGCCAGAACAAGAGACATTTAATTGACTGCTAATTGCCGCTATCTGTGCAAGATATCCTGGCAAGTCAGCCGCTCCAGATATCTCGCTCATTGAGCTTGCCGAAGCATTTCCGTCGTAGGCTGGCCTCCACAAACCAGCCGTAGGCACCGCGCTGAACGTGTATTTCTGAATTTCATTAGCCATTCTCGGCCTCCTGTCGATTCTGCTCGACCATTACTTTTGCCATGTAGTCGGCCAGGACTTGATATGCGGTCGAGTATGTCACTGAGTGCTTTGTTCCGTCAGCTTCGTAGAACGGAACGAGCGGTGAGTTGTCGTTGGCAAGTGCGAGCAGATCAGCGATATCTTTTGCCGTTCCCATTCGCGTCTGGTCTTTCTCGGTCCACCGCATTACCCATCCATTATCGAGCGTTACGCCAGTTTCTTGCTCTTGCAGGTGGCGCTCAGCGGTTGTTAATGGCGGATTGTCGACAGTGTTCTTTTCATCTTGGGTCATCTCAACAACAAAGTCGCCGCTGACTTTAAGGTACTTCCACGGCACACCGTCTGGTAGAACTGGGTTTATCAACCACTGCTCAGGCGGATAATCCGGCGTGTTCGCAAACGGAATAATACCACCAGTGGATCGGTTTACGACTAGAGACATTGCGCAGACCCTCCAATGCAGATTCGCGGCGACAGCATTGATGCCGATGTGCTCGCCATATTGTTTCCAGTTAGGTAGTGAACTCGCTGCATGTCCGCTTCATTGTTTGTCGCTGACGTATCATTTCCGTTTAACGCCCAATAATGCAACCTGCCCCGCTGCGGAGACGACGGCTTGAACATTAACTCGTTAATCTCTTTCGTCGTTAGCGCTACATTGTACAGTGACACATGGGAGATTGCGTTGCCTGCCGACGTATTGACAGGAGTAAGGTCTAGTCGCCCAACACTACCATATACAGCCAGCGAACTCGATGTCGCGGTCGGATTGCCTGTGGTCCCTGCACTCGTAACATCTACTCCGTTAATGAACACCTTCATCTTAGCCGTATCTGATTCGTTTGCATTAAACACACCAGCCACGTGAACCCACCCAGTCGATGTATTGGCCGCACTTTGCCGCGTCTTCGTGCTTCCATTACGAACGTCCATGTAAAGAACATTGTCGGTCCACCAATATAGCGTGATGGCATTATTGCCACCGTTCGTTATTCCGTACGGAATGATGTATGTTCCGGTTGCAGCGCGGTACACCCACGCGACAATCGTGAAACCACTGAGTCCCTGGTAGTCGGTGCCTGTGGCAGACTCCCGGTAGAAGCTGCTTCCGTCGAAAATTCTACATCCAGCCATGATTAACTCGTGGGTATGTCGATGTAGAAATAGTCAAGCAACGCATCGCCGCTTGCATCGCCGCTTGCTCCTGGGTCACGCGACACGCGAAATCGTACCGTGTCTCCGCTCGCCCAGCCTAGCGCCGACGCTGTAGTTGACCAGCCAATTGAAAACTGAGTCGTTGTTGCACCTGGGACGACGGTGGCCACCGAATCATACTCGGTGTATGCACCCGTCCACGCCTCTCCGCCAGCGGACTCGCGTTCACCAATCGTCCACCCGACGCTTCCGCTAGTAGCTGACCGCATGCCGCCAACGACGTTGAATAGGACAGTGCCGGATGTGTTAATGTTGTATGGAACTTGAAACGAACCGTATGCGTACGTCTCTGTAGTGTCGTCGAAACCACGGCACAGCCTCGCCGTTGTAGCGTCACCTAGATTCAGGAGCGATGCGCCGTTCGTACCAAGCGAATCAAGTGCCGTTGCCGAGAACATGACTCTCGCAGCCGTTGCGCCTCCGCTGCCAGTCCCCGGCGTAATGGCAGTGAACGCACCGCCAGTAGTCCAGCCAAGGCACTGACCAACGGTGCCTGCATTGCCCTTTGCCAGCAATCCACCTGCGCCGGTTCCACCGATGTACTGACCGGCGGTGTACGTGTCACCAGTGAGCGACGACAGGCCGTGCGTGTGCGATGACGTTGCGAATGCAGATGCGTGGCTTCCGTCGAGCATGTCTGCACTAAGATACGTCACGGTTGGCGCAACCGACGACATAACAAACGGTTGGGCCGCACCCCAATTGTTAAAACATGCTCGACCATTGCTATCAATATAGGTATTTGCCAATGCGCCAACGAAGTCAGCGACACTGCCCGTCTGACTCAACCCATTCCCAACATGCAAAACAGTGGCAGATTGGCTCGCAGCGCCAACCATTCTCATTGCATTACTGGTAGCGTTGAGCGGCGTTACAAGATTGCGAGTAAGCGTACTTGGAGAGAGTACAGCAAATGTCGATGCAGCAACCGTAGATGCGGAACCGAGTCCGGTGATATCCGCAGTAGTGTGAGTGTGGCTTGCTGCCGCGAACGTGCTTGCGGATACAGTTGCAGCAGAGCCGAGTCCTGAGATAGCGGCGGCAGCGTGGGTATGCCCAGGCATCGACGGAGTGATTGCCGTGATTGCGCCGCCAGTAGTCCATCCAAGCACGGTCCCAGATGCGCCTGCATCAACCTTCGACAGCAGTCCCGCGCCGCCAGTTCCTGCTATTAGTTGACCAGCAGTGAAAGTGTCGCCAGTCAGTGTGCTTAGTCCGTGCGTATGACCGAGCGCAGAGTAGTATCCGCCGAGGTAGCTGCGAAGCTCAGTCATAGTCAGCTTTGCAGACGTACTGCCGCCAACGCGGCTAACCAGCAGCAAGTCGCCGCTGGCTAGGTCTGATCCGAGTACTGCTGTAAAGTCAGAAAACTTTGCTGTTGCCATTACCGCATAGCTCCGTTGAGGCGTTCGCGAGTTTTCTCAACAACGTCTGCCTTCTCTTTAGGCTTCAGTTCCTTAAAGCCTTCGACCGCATTGACCTCTCTCGCTAAGATGTCAGGTGCGATCTCGTACGGCTTCTCTTCTACCGAAACCACAGGCGGCGTGTAGTTTACTTTTCCTTCGACTTTCCAGCCGTGCTTTGCACACACGTTCTTGGCGTCGGCGTAATTGTCCACAAGTGCCTGCGGATCGAATTTCGTCGAGTATCCTTCTCGAACTAAACTTGCCATGTATCGCTTACCGTTCGGCTCAATGCCCATTGCGCGAGCTTCGCGAATGTACTTTTGGCGTAGCGATTCAGGCATGTCAGGGAACGGGTTTCCGCTGGCAACACCAGTCATTGATTCAGTCTTACTACCCGGCGCTTGGCGGCATGCCAGCATCTCCGCCAGGGCCGGGCTGCATCCGTTGTCCAGGGCCTTCTTGTACAGGTTCTTGTCCATTTGGAGGTGGTCCTTGTTGGCGTAAGTCTGGGGCCAGCATGTTGTTCCAGCCCTTCATAGTGCTGGCCTCACCAGCCATTGAGATGAAGTTGTTCATGGCAGTCGGGTCGCCGGTCTGCTGCCACAGCCCGATGTAGGCTGGCAACAGAATCTGCGTCCACTTCTCCATATCCTGCACCTGCTGGTCGCGGTTTGGCTTGCGGGCCGAACCAGACTCAACGCGGTACTCCATCTCCGATGTGATCTTGTCAATGTCGTCGGTCGACACTAGCTCCATCCACAGTTGCGTGTACGGACCCATTGCTCCTGGGACCATCATGCCGCCGCCCATGTCGATCATCTGTGGCACAGGTTCGCCGAACACTGGGGCTACATCTTCGGCTGCCAGTAGGTAGCGATCCATGATCGCTTCGAGCTTAGCGCCTGCGCTCATCCAGTCATCGACGATGTTTGCCATGTCCTCTGGACGCACACTGAGCATCTCTCGTCGTACCGTGGCCTCGGCGGCAGACCGCATCTGGAAGTTCGTGCGACCGCTCATGTTAAGCTCGGTAACGCCAGTGGCGTCCTCGAACTCTCGCTTGAGCACACCGAGTAGGTTCCACAGTTCGCCGTTAACCTCTGGCATCTTCAGGAAGTCAGCAAGCTGATTCACTGTGCCGGGATGGCTGTTTTCAATCTCAAGTAGCTCAAGGTCTCCGCCGTGCAGGATGCGGTTCTTGATCTCTTCCTCAAGGTTCCGTGGCACAACGATGAACTGTCGGCTCGTGATGCGGATTCGCGTCATGATAAACGACAGAATCCAGTTGATGCACTTCTGGTAGCCCATTGCTGGAGTGATGTGTGCCATCGCCCACGGCGAACGCGGGACCGGATGGAACCCGAGCAGCACGCATGGCCACGGATTCGATGTGTTCTGGTGGAACGGCGCGGCCCACTCCATGCGGCGAATCACTTCGTCAGTGACATCAGCCTCTGGGTTGTTCACGACCGACTCGGGCAGGTTCAGCGGATACTCATGATCCGGCGATACCGCAAGGAATACGTTTGAACCGAACTTATCGAGGGCTTCGTTCTCTTTCTCCACATCCTGATTCTGTAGCGATGCCTTGACACGGTGGCCAACCCCCATTCGCGAATAGATTTCATAGTACACAATCGTGTCCGTGCTCTTGTGCTTGGCCACGAACAAGTCTTCTCGGTTGCTCGCGTCTGCGTCGGAGCTTTGCGAGAACTTCTGAGCCTTCAGGTCTCCTCGCTTGTAGCCGAACTCGTCCTCGACTTCATGCACAGGGCGCTCGCGTCGGCGGGCAATCCATTTGGCGTCGTTCAGGTTCTCGGCATCAGGGTCGATCAGAATATGATCGATAGATGTGAAGCCAAGACCGCTGACCTTGCTGTTGCCCTCGCCGAATAGCTCACACCACAGGCAGCCCATTCCCTTAATCAGCGCCTCGCAGACCGCAGCGCGTGCGCCTTCCCGCAGGTTCACTTCGCCGGGCGAGTAGTTCAAGACCCACTCGATTAGTCGAGCGCGAATCTCGTCCTCCATCTCCTTCGGCGAATCCTGCTGGTCGATGCTTGGCGGCGGGATCATCTGCGCCATCATCTGCGGGTCCATGCCCGACTGCTGAGCGTACGCACTGACCTGCTCAAGCATTTTTGCGTACTGATACTTTGCTAGTAGTGCCTTGGGCAGATTCGGTCGGCGGGCGTTGACCACACGGTTCGGATTCCTGTGGTACAAGACCGGCAGGAAAATCTCCATCATGTTCGAGACAAGGTTGGCGGTAGCCTTGAAGCCCACGCCAGAGTCGCCTTGAAACTTAACCCGCAGTCCGCGCGATCCCGCAGAGTACGACTCATCAAACATGAAGGCGTGGTCGTCGCTGTAGAATCGCATGGCGTCTTCAGCGGCACGACCAAACTTGTCGTACTTGTGCTTGCCAGCAACCTTCAGCAACTCCACCCAACGCTTCGTAATGTTGATTAGAGTCGTTGACATCTGTTACCTAGCTGCTAAGTGCTTTGTCTGCCTTCTGCGCCGGAGTCAGCTTCTCGCCACGAGCCTCGGCGTCACGCCAGCCAGTGTCGACTTTGACACCCTTCGGTGCCAGCGTCTGCGAGCTAATTGCAGCCTCAAGTGCCGCAAGCCGTGCCTCGATGTCTTGATCCTTGAGCGGAATTCGGAAAACTCCACCCTCGCCATCGGCGATCAAGTTGTTCAAAAACACCGGGTCTTTCAGTTTTTCGTCCGCTTCGTGGCGTACACCAGAGCGAGGCGTAGCCTTGATGCTAGCGCCGTCCCAGTTCCACACCAGACACTCCAGAGTTTCATCGCCTGCATGCACGACCAACGCAGGGAAGTACGTGCCATAGCCTGGATGCGGTGAGTAATCAACGGTTGCGCCCTTAAGATTCGTAAAGTCTGACATTGCGTGGAGTCTCCGTGGAATGTGGAATGCTTAGTTATATCATCAACTATCGTCAGTATTAAGCCACCTCGTGGACATGCGGACTTTCTTTCGCTTCTCAAACTCCTTGAAGATTTTCATGTCCTGCGGTGTCAAGGCAACAGTCGACGACGGCGGGGCGATGTAGTACAAGCCACCTTCGTCAAAGAAAGCGCATAGGTACTCTAGACAATCGCACAAGTCATGGACGGTGCGGCTCTCGCGGCGAGTGGTGTTCCGTTTGTCGTAGTACCGAGCCGTGATCTGATCGCAGGTCTTTGGCACACGCTCTGCGTGGAACTTGAGCTTGCCGGTATTCATCATGCGCTTAACTGATAACTCGCGGCTGGCGGGGACATTGCATCCCCAGACCCAGCCGTGCCCCATCAGGCGAGACGGCCTAATTCCAGCCGCCTCGAAACACTCGGTATAATGGTCGCACACGCGGTTTGCCCGGCCCATAGACTTCTGGCCACCGGCCTGCTTGTCGATGACGAACGCCTCAAATCGATGGCCTTTGCATATCTCCGCGCACCGGCGAGCTAGCTGCGCGGCGTCCTCGTTGCGGCACTCGACCTCGGCGTAAACGTGCAAGGCATCGCACGACGGCGGCACAGCCCCGAAGATAGCGGCTGCATACTGAGAGCCGGGGTCAACGACCATGACTCGCATCCAGTCGTCAGGCGGCTCAAATGCGTGTGTGCCGTGAGTCGTACGCGAGAACGTCGGGTACACGGCCCGGCCCTGGATTGCGTACTTACCGTACCAGCGGACCTGCAGAACGTCATCGCCGAGCGCCTGGTAGTCTCGGAACAGGGCGTCCTTGGCGACTCGCGGGATGTATGGGTTGTCATCGATCAACAGCGTGTATTCGCTGATGCCCTCCTCACCAGCCAGCACACGCTTGTGTAGCTCATAGAACTGAGGCGTCGACGACTGCGGCGTGGCAGACCACATGAAGATACCATTGAATCGCAAGAGACGAGGAAGCGTCTCTTCAAACCACATCTTGTTCTCAATTTCCTCGTCGAAGTGCGCTAGGTGCAATTGGATACCTTGCTTCGGCCTGCCGTTCGATGTGCAGAACAGAATCTCAGTGCCGTTGTTTAGCTGCACAAAGCTGGGGATCGCCTCTGCCTTGCTCTTGTAGCTGATCGAGTCAATCGAGAGTGCAGGCAGTAGCGGCGGGGCCGGGAGCCATTCTTCTTTTCTCGCAAAGTCAAGTGGACAGACTTCTTTTGGATTGTTCGGATCAGGTCGCACTGAACGCCATGCGCCAGTAAGTTCGTCGCGAATAACCTCGAATGCGCCTGGAACACAGAGTTTGCCCCAGATGACTCGGCCAATCTGGTCCTCGTCGCGGGCAACTGACACTACCTTGAGGTTTTCTTTCGGCAGCTTGTTGAACGGGTCCATGCCACGGACGATGCGAGCGAACTCCGCTACAGCGTGGACAGTGTTGTGGGTTACGATGAAATCTCGCGTGACGTACGTGCTGTCTGGAGAGTCGACGCTAATGCACGTACAGTCGCCAACCACATCCGGTGTAATCGAGTGAATCACGCGGTGGTTCGTGGTGGACTCTGCGGCTTTCCACAGGTCGCACTTTCGCTTCAAACTAAACGGGCAGTGATGCGGCATTCGCACTGTCATCACAGTGCTCGGTCGGCCCTCTTTCTTAATGCCCTTGTGGGTGTACTTCGTAACTCGCCAGCGAGTCTTGCACTTGCCGCCGAGAGATCGCACGAGGAATTCAACGTCTTTGGCCAATTGCGGAGATGTCGTTGTGAACGTGGATGTTGCACTTTTGTCCGGCCTTCTCCCGACAGTGCCATCGGTGTCCATTAAGCCACGAAGAAGCGACAGCCTGTTCTCGTATGAGTCGTACAGATACTCTTCTGGGATATGCTTCTCGTACGACCGCTTGCCCTGCAGGCCGAGCTTTCGCATATACGGAACCATGCCTCTGATTCGGTAGCTAATCTTGCTGGCCAGCTTAATCGAGCAATCGCTAGGCATCAGCGACTCTACTGACTCGATTATCTCATTATCTGCTGTCGTTATGATGACAGTCTGGTTTGACATCCCGCCGTCACCAATCAAACAGCCAAGCAGGTACGGGTGAACGTCGTGTTCTCGTTTCGAGAACTGAACTTCGCATACCGGAATGACGGCGCGATCAATTGGCGGAATGACACCATCCGATTTGCACGACTTCATTAGCTCGTCGGTGTCGACGACTTTCCATGTCTCGTTTCCTCGGTGCTTGCCAAACCGACTGGAACCTGCGCATACCTTCCATAAGTGCTCGCCGCCACACACTGTGCTCGTGCCTTCGTCAAATGTGACTCGGTACGTCTGCTTCTGCTTGTGCTTAAAGACTGCGGTTACGCGGCAATCCTTGCCATCTCCGCCAACAATCGAATCGCCCACAGCAAGATCGCCAATCGGCTTCCATCCGGTCGGAGTCAGCACAGGTTCGCTGTCCAACTGCATCTTCCCTGCTTGATTAGACCCTGCCAAAAGACGGATTCGATCCATCGAAGAGTAGAAATCTTCAACTGCTGGCAGTGGCTTAAAACACGCCAGCGCGTCCTTCATTGACGCCGCGTACGCAGCGAGCACACGAAGTGCATACTCGGCGTACTGCTTGGGCATGAAGCCATCGACGAGCAGGTTCGATGGCGCTGATTTGCGTTCGCGCGGAAGCTCTCGCTTGGCCTCTACCGGCGTAAGCTCGCGAATCTTTTCGAGCGATAGATATTGGTCAATCAAGTTTCATGGTCCGAATGACCGCTTCGAGGTCTTCCTTGTCCAGGCCAGCGAGTGGATCAGCGGGGCCACCGGATTGCTTGTCGCTTTCCTTGACAAGATCAATGACCGAAGTTAAGAGGCGAGCACGGACTTGCGTGCCCGGCTCCATTGTCTGGTACTCAACGAACACTTCGTTGGCGAGGTTCTGCATGCCGCCGAACTTTCCGACGAGCATGCGAGCGAACGACTTCACGCTCATCTCGTCTTCAGCGTTCTTAATCATGTCCTCAATGGACTTAGGCTTTGTCATTTCGCCTCCCATGCAAGGG